GTAGAGTGGATCGCCCACAAGCGTATGACTGCTCTGGGCTTACCTAATCATTACAAAGGCGGTTCAAATCCACTACCTTGGACACAGAAATGGATCGCTGGTGGTGATGTTCAAGTGGCACCACAAGAAACCGAAATCACTAGTTATGTGATCGGCGGTACCAAGCAAGATGTTGACTCAAACACATTTACAGGAATGAGTCTCTAATGCTTGAAACTTGTTGTGACATTCTAGTAGACGCCTACAAGCGTAACTGGATTACAAGTCGTGATGGAAATATCAGCATCAGACATCACGACCGTGATCATTTTTATATCACACCCAGTGGTGTTCGAAAGCAAACTCTGCAACCTGACCAGTTTAAGAAGATTAAACTAATCACGCAGATAAATCCAACTCCTCCTTTCCTAACAAAAGGATGGGAAGAAGATTATTATACTGATATCAGTGCCAACTTAAAACCCAGTGGGGAGATACCTCTACACTTTGGCTTACAAAGAAATATGGGACAGCATCGTGGTGAAGTTCGAGTAGTCATACACGTTCATCCTACTTACTGTATTGCGGCCATGCATGCTGGCATTGACCTTAGCACGGTCAGCAAATCATTTCCTGAACTCAACCGATACACCCGGGTCGCACCCAATGTAGGTGATGTTCCGCCCATCAGTCAAGAGCTTGCAGATCAATGTCATAAGAACTTACAGTTAGATGACGATGGTAACATTGCCTATGACATTGTTGGCATCAAAGGGCACGGTGTTGTGGCTATTGACACTACGCCTTGGCGAGCATATGAACACATTGAACGATTGGAACACATTTGCAAGATTGTTCTTGCTTCGGGTGTTCGTTAAAATATAACAAAAGGAAAATCATGCTTACTGTATATTCAAAAAAACATTGCCCATTTTGCGATCAAGTCAAGGCATTGTTAAAAAATAAAGACATTGCATTTGAAGAAGTAAAAATCGATGAAGATAATACAGCACGTGAGTTTATCATGGAGCAAGGGCATCGCACAGTTCCACAGATTTATTACGAAGGTAAGTTATTTGTAGAAGGTGGTTTCCAAGGTTTAAGTAAGCTGAGCACAGACGAGATTCGTACTCGCTTGGGCCTTACTGATAACCTAGGAACCCTATGAATCATTTACAACTCAACGAAATCTACACTTTCAAACTGGTCAGCGGTGAAGAAATCACTGCCAAAATCCACAGCAAAACTGCTGACACTATAGAAGTCGCACAGCCCATTAGCATGGTGTTGGGCCCACAAGGCCTGCAAATGATGCCTTGTTTGTTCAGCTCAAATTCAGACAAAAATGTACATATAAATACTGCTAGTATTGCGCTGTCTGCGGAGACTCGCGAAGATGTACGGGCCAAGTATATCGAAGCCACTACAGGTATCGTAACTCCCACAGCCAAGCAAATCATAACAGGATAAAATATGCCACCAGCAGTAAGAATCGGAGATCCAAACATAGCAGGAGGACTTGCAATCTTCCCTGGCGCCATGAGTGTGCTGATCAATGGCCGACCAGCCTGCACCACAGGCACCTTTGTCACACCACACCCACCTTGCCCCAAGAAGAAACTACACTGTTTGGCAGTCACTACCCTGGGTAGTTTGTCGGTCACAGCAGAAGGCAAGCCCATTGTGTATGTGGGCTCACCAGACACTTGTTTCCATCCCAGAGCCTTTGGTAGTCTTGACGTCATAGTAGGAACCTAACATGGCCTGCGCAGGTGCGTTAACCTCGATCATAATGACCGCGGCCGCGTCGTTCATTGCCAACGGCGGCCTGTCAGAAATACTTGGTGGCGCACCCATTGGAGGAGAAGCCGCGCTGGGTTCTTTGAGCGAAGTCACTGTGTTCTTTCCTGATGGCACCAGTCAAGTCATGAGTACTGCACAGGCCACTTCTCAGGGCCTGTTGACTACCACTAGCCAGAGTTGGTACAGCAGTCTTACACAAACCTTGGGCGAGATGAAAAATGCTGTGCTAGAGTTCACACAGCCCATGCGTGAAGCTTGGAACGCTATTTCCACTGCACCCGCGGCAGCTGGTAAAGAAGTTCTCAATAGCGTGACTGGTACTTTTGGTCCCAAGACTGCACAGTTCTTAGCAACGGTCACAGAACAAGTTTACACCACAGCCATCCAAGAAAGCATAAAATGGGCAAGTCAATCCTTGGGAGGCACTGGAACACTGGTTGCGGGTGCATTGGTTGGCGATCCAAAAATATTAGGAAGTATATTCAACACAGCACAGAGCTATGTCAACACTGCCAACAGTTTTGTCAATGCGGCCGAACGCGGTGGCAAGTATCTAGAAAAAACTTTTACCAGCATGGAAGAAACTATCACAGCTGGTGTCACCGGAGTATCCAACTGGGTCAAAGGCTTAGGTGACGACATCTCTCAACTTGGTGATACTGTGAGTTGGGAAAATCTAAAAAATCTTGGGTCTCCCGGACAGCTCATGGCCAACATGGAAAATAACGGAACCTTGGGACCCATGTACGAAAAGTTAGGAACTATCAAGATCAGCGAAAAAACAGCACAAGAGCTTGGTTATAACATAGTGACATCGGCCTATGGTGTGCTCACCGGCGGTAAATCTACCATCAGCCTGACAGATGTTACTCGTAATATCACTCTAAAAGATCTAGGAGTGGACTTGAATACTCTGGCCAGGACAGGTGCCAATCTTCCTCCTTCGATACAAAAAGACATATATGCTCAGCTTGGCACATTGTCTCCCACAGAGGTATCTCAAGTCAAGGCCATCCTCAACAACACACAAACAGCAGTTCGCACAGGTCAGGATCTTCTTAATCCTACTAAGTTGTTTGGCAAGAGTTATACCACACTGACCACTCCTGTGAGAACTGCCAGTGTGGGATTCCGAGCCATATATGAGGATGAATCAGGTGCTGTGAATCCTCAACTCAATCATCTAGGCCAAGATCTCAAAGGTATAATACCTGATGATCTTGCAGTGGCCAATGATGCCTTGTCACGCAGTTTGTTACAGATCAAAGGCATACAGAACTCTTCGACAGACACACTGGCCGTGACCATTGGCGGATTGGAAAATCTTGAAGACTTACCGCTGATACAAGGGCAAACTCAATATATTCCACAAGGTGTTCTTGATTATTGGAATACTCAGTACAATCAAGACTACGACATTCCTCTGGGCACAGGAGCTCTTGGAAAACTGGTAATATCCGATGTTATTGGTTTTGCCGCCGGATACAACAGCGGTTCTTATTTACAAGATAACTCCACAAAGTTAGCTGAGTTGAATGCGGCAGGTGCGTTTTCAGAGTTTACACAAGTTCAAGGTATCTATGAAACAATACAGGCGTTTAGCCAAGGTACATTTGGTCCTGTAAACACTGCACCTGATCCAATGCTAGATCCACCAGCTTGGGAAGTAGAAATACCAGCGGGTTGGGCCGCAGCCGGAACCTATGGTCCTTATAGCACAGCCGAAGAAGCATACGAGGATGCCTGGATCAATGGCATCATCCCTGTAACTGCTGTAGCGTCTGTAGACATAATCGACAACTATTCAACAGCACAGACAGTTTACAACAATGAACAAGCCTGGCAAGATCAACTGGGCAGAGAGTATCTCAACAGACAAAGGATTGATCTTGTGGCCAGTGACATATTGCCCAACAACAACGTGGCAATGAGTTTTGCAGAGCAACTACCTGAATACGCCAAGTACACAGAGTTTGGTGGCCCTGCTATGTGGTTGGAACGTGTGGCTGTGGCCAACAATCTTGGTGGACAAGCTATGATCGCGGCCATGCGCGAAGGCCGAAATTCTGAACGCCTGGCAGCCGCAGGGCTAGAACAAGACACATCGTTGCCCACCGAAAGCATCGAAGAACCAGGTACCTTGGCTCCAAACCAGTACACCAAAGAGCAAGCAGAGGCCCTAGTAATACGAAGTTAGTACTCACTGACCCAGCAAAAGACCCTGCTAGATGCAGGGTTTTTCTTTGGTTGACCAGAAACGGCCATTTTGCTATAATAATAGAATACAGTAACAGAGTAGGAGCTAGATATGCGTGAAAAAAGAATCATTGCTGGACTGAATAACAGTCAACGAATCCGTGTCATCGTAAATGGTGTGGGATTCCATACCACCGTCAAGGGCATGACTGAGATGTGTTTCGTTGAACAGCGGGTGGCAGTATGGACTGCTCTTGAACGTATCGCTCGCGAAGGTATCCGAAGCTTGGCCAGTCGTACTTCAGTGTATGATGGTCGCATGCAAAAAATGGATATTGATTTCCAAGTGGATCTGGTTTAAATAAAAAGGTACAGGCATGACTCAGGCTCGCGATTGGCAAAATAAAGAATACAACGGACTCAAAGTGGCGGCAGATTGGATACAAGATCTCGAAGGCTCAGACTCTAGGCTACACAAAGAAGCAGTGATCGAAAAGGCTCTAGTAGCGGCCCGCTTGGGCTCAGCAGGTGCTCAGTGTTTTTTATACAACTGTTACCTGGCCTACAATCCTTATTTCGTCTATGGTATAAAGAAAGTTCCTGAAACCTCAGGACTCACAGGCCAAGATAATCCTTGGACTGAGTTCTGGGCTCTGACAGAGGCCCTGCGTACTCGTAGCATCACTGGCGGCAAAGCAAAGGACAAGATAGAAGAACTGGCCAGTCGTTTTGACTCTGAGGAGTGGAACGGCTTGGCCCGTCGTGTGCTGATCAAAGATCTGCGCTGTGGCATCTCAGAAAAAACCTTGAACAAAGTGCTGGGCAACTCAGAATGGAAGATTCCTGTGTTTACCTGCCAGTTGGCCACGGATTCCAATGATCATCAAAGCAAACTCAGAGGCAAGAAACGCATTGAGTGTAAGCTCGACGGTGTGCGTGTGCTGGCAGTGGTCACAAAGAACACAGTTAATCTCTACAGCCGCAATGGCAAACCCTTTGACAACTTTCCACAAGTGGCTGAGGCCATTGAAACTTTCCGCAATCAAGTCAGTCTTGCCACCAAGGGTCCTTTTGTGCTAGACGGCGAGATCGTGGGCGAGAGTTTCCAACAACTCATGCGTCAAGCACATCGCAAGAGTGATGCCAAAACAGAAGGCATGACTTACTATGTGTTTGATATCCTGCCCATCGCTGATTTTGAACGAGGATTCTGGAATGCACAACAGCACAAGCGCACTCAGATCTTAGAAGACAGTCGTGAAGCCATTGACAACAGTCCATGTGTTCGTGTGATGCCCGGCATGGATGTGGATCTTGACACAGCCGAAGGACACGATATCATGCGCCGATTTGCCAATGATGCTGTGATCGAAGGCTATGAAGGCATAATGATCAAGGCAGTGGATGCTCCTTATGAGTGTAAGCGTAGCAGTTTTTGGATGAAGTGGAAACCCACAATCACTGTGGATCTTGATATAGTTGGGTTTGAAGAAGGCACCGGTCGTAACCAAGGCCGCCTGGGTGCTATAATCTGTGAAGGAGTTGACAATGGACGTGATATTCGTGTTAATGTTGGTAGCGGCTTGTCTGATAGCGATCGTGATGAGTATTGGAACGCCCGCAATGACCTTGTTGGTCGTGTGGTTGAAGTCCAAGCTGATGCGGTGACACAAAATCAAGATGGTACCTACAGTCTGAGATTTCCTAGATTCGTGAGATTCCGTGGTTGGGAAGCAGGAGAAAAAATATGATGCAGGATTTAAAGTTTACCACAGCAGGCGAATACATGATTGATATTGAACAGTCCCAAGAATCTTTGCCTTATTTTATCAACGAGTCTGGGATGAAAATTGATCGGGTCACAGGTACTTTATATCTAGAGGAAAATCACGATGATTGATTTCAGTATAAGATTACGCAACCCTTGGCCTTGTAAATCTTTCCAAAATCTCTGGAATCGTTCTTGGCAACTATCAACCTATAAGTTCGTTGAACTACAGTTCAGTCGCTACATGTTTAACTGGGTTGAACTGGCTGTGGATCTCAACTGGCGTCAAACAGACCATGCAGGTCCGTGGATCACTGTCAATGTGTTTGGGTGGACCACGGATCTGCGTATTACAGACAGCCGACACTGGAATGATGAAACCAACTCGTGGGAAACCTATGAAAGCTCTACAGGACCCTAATCTCACTCGAGACCAACGACAGTTACTCAACGAAATACAAGGCGTCCGCTATGTTGTTATAAACACACAACATGGCGGTTTTGGTTTAAGTGCAGAAGGAATAAAACGCTATCTTGAAATAACGAGTACTCCGTACTGGATCGAAGAGAACCGCCTTAGCATCGTGGGTCCAAGGTTTTGGTTGGTGGCTCCCGAACACCGTGTTGAAGATCCCGATGCAGAGACCTGGCACTCCATGACCCTGCCCGAACGTCAACAGCATAATCAGCTCTATAGCCAGCAGGTATTTTCGGACCGAGATTTGGATCGAGATGATCCTGTTTTAGTACAAGTGGTTAGAGAGTTAGGCGAAGCAGTAAACTCCAAGTTCAGCGATCTCAAAGTAGTAGAGATACCCGCAGATGTAGAATGGCAAATCGAAGAGTATGATGGTCGAGAGTGGATCGCCGAAAAGCATCGCACTTGGGACTGATTTATGCTATAATAAATCATGGAACCAGGACTACACAGAATCTACGTCAGCCTTGCCACTGAAGAACAGTGGTACGGCATCATGCGAGAGTGCCGATCATGGTTTGGAAAAAACTGGCGTACACAGCCTCGTGTGAAGAGAAAACTATCAGAAAGTCAACGCTATGGTCGTAATAGACCATCTGTGCAGGTGTGGTTTGAAGTGCCAGATCTACGCATAGCCACATGGATTTCAGTGAAATACAGTCTGCAAGTGGCCGGGGAGGACAAGCATCGAGCCGGTAAATAAATCTATGCTCTTGACATATCTCATGTTCGCGGTAGCATTGTGCTTGAGTGCTGTGGCCGCGTTCTATTCCATAGCAGGTCTGGCCGCGATATTCGCCGCCGCTGTAATCCCCATTGTGATCATGGGATCTATCCTGGAGGCCGCCAAACTAGTGGTCACCGTATGGTTACACGAATATTGGGATCGTTGTCGACTAGCGATGAAACTGTATCTTGTGCCAGCTGTGTTCTTTCTCATGGTCATCACA